GTTATGATACTACACAAAACAATTTGTATAGAAACACAACAAACACATTAGAAAATTGTAAAACATATTTAGAAGCTGCTGGATTTGAATGTAGTTTTGAAAGACAATCGAACCATGATGGTAATTTAAAATTTAAAAGATTATGAAACAAAAAACAATAGAGTTACAAAACCAAATCCAACAATTTGAATATGTCCATGAGAGACTTGAATTGTTAAAAAATCAATATGAAGGTGAGACTGCTTATATCATTGCAGCTGGACCATCTTTAAACAATTATTCGATTAATCAATTGAAAAAAACATTGGGTGATAAGTTGGTGTTATGTATCAAACAACCCTACCACAATCTAAAAGATATCACCGACTTTTTGTTTTTGAATTTTACAAACCTATCACCATATCAGTTTCAACAAGATACCATCGTATCGTGGGCCTTTTGGTTTAAAAATCATCCCGAAGCAATAGCTCAACAGGGGTGGAAAGCTGATTTGTTATTTCCTATTTTTAGGAATGAAAACATTGATAATAAAATCTCACAATCAATAGCATATCAAGGTGATTTTGATAATATTACTTTTGAAAAAAGTTTACCGAGACCATGGGGACCTGGACTCATGTATGAACTTGCAATCCCAATGGCTTTACATTTGGGGTGTAAAGAAATTGTCACTATTGGTTGGGATATTGGTGATATAAATTTATGGAAAAATCCAAATGATGAAGAAGAACGTCATTTTGTAGAACATTTCTATTCACCGGAAACTCCAATGTATGATAAGTTTAAAATGGATGCTGAAGAAGTAAAGTTGATTACAAAGTCAGTTTCAGACATGAACGCTTATTTAAATTCACAAGGAGTATCGTTCAAGATTGTATCGGATAGAAATCCAGCCGATTTGTCAGTCCCACGAATTAACTTGGAAGATATAAAATGAAAATAGAAGACTACAACAATCTACAAGGATTTGAAAATGAGACCCAAATTGCTGTAGACTTCGATGGTGTTATTCATAGAAATTCCAAAGGATTTCATGATGGCACAATATACGATACTCCAATTGATGGTTCTTTGGATGCTATAAAAGAATTACATGACATGGGTTATACTATCGTAATATTCACGGCAAAGGCAAAAAAAGACAGACCACTCGTAAATGGTAAGACTGGAGAAGAGTTGATTTGGGAGTGGTTGGTAAAACATGGTATTTCACAATACGTTAAAGAAGTAACTTCAGAAAAACCAAGGGCAAAGTATTATATAGATGATAATGGTATCAGATTTACAAGTTGGACTGACACTTTAAATTTGGTTTTATCAAAATAATTTTGTATATTAGTAAAAATAAATCGTTATGAGAGAACAAATTCCTTTATTTAAAGTGTTTATGAGTCCTACCGCAAAAGACGAGGTGGGTAAAGTGTTGGATAGTGGTTTCATTGGGCAAGGTGCTGTAGTGGAAAGGTTTGAAAAAGATTTGAGTGAATTTCTTGAAAATGACCGAGTTTTAACTTTAAACTCCGGAACATCAGGTCTTCATTTGGCGTTACATCTATTAAAAGCTCCAAAGAAATCAACGCAAGTATACCATGGTGTAGCTTCAGTTGATTCCTATTGGCCTGGATTAGAAGATGGTGATGAGGTATTAGCTACCTCTTTGACCTGTACCGCTTCCAACTTTCCAATTTTGGCTAATAATCTGAAAATCAAATGGGTTGATATTGACCCAACTACTTTGAATATTGATTTGGATGATTTGGAAAGAAAGTTGAGTCCAAAGACCAAAGTTATTATGTTAGTACATTGGGGTGGATATCCAAACGACTTGAATCGTATAAAACAAATTCAAGAAAAATGCCAACGTATGTATGGGTTTAAACCTGCTGTGATTGAGGATGGGGCACATTCATTTGGTTCAAAATACATGAATAAACCATTGGGTAATCATGGTAATATCGTAATGCACTCATTACAAGCAATTAAACATATTACTTCAGTCGATGGTGGTGTTTTGATTTTACCACATCAAGAATTATACAATAGAGGTAAGTTGCTTCGTTGGTATGGTATTGACCGAGATTCGAATAGAAAAGATTTTAGATGTGAGGCTGATATTACGGAATGGGGTTTCAAGTTTCATATGAATGATGTGAACGCTGCTGTTGGTATTGAAAATTTAAAACACGCAAAAAATATTATTTCGTCACATAAATCAAACGCAAAGTTTTATGATGACTCTCTGAATGATGTTGCCGGATTGACCACACTAACCCGACACACAGGCCATGATTCAGCATTTTGGATTTACTCAATGTTAGTTGATGACCGAGATAGATTTATGAAGTGGATGAAAGAGTGTAATATTATTGTATCACAAGTACACGAACGAAATGACAAACACACTTGTGTCCGTGAACATATGTCAGCATTACCACAACTTGATAGAACTATTGGTAAAGTTGTATCCATTCCTGTTGGTTGGTGGGTTAATGACGAACAAAGAGAATATATTGTTGATTGTATCAAAAAAGGTTGGTAATGTATATAGAACCAAAAATAGAATCTTCTTACTATTGTAGTAACAAGGGAGCTCATCCAAGTAGAAACTTATTACCATACTTTTATCCAAAAATTGGTAAAACTATTTACGATGTCATTATGGATAAAAAACCAAAAATTGTTGTAGAGTTTGGTGTATTGAACGGATTCTCAACAGTGTGTATTGCACAAGCTCTTCGTGACCTTGGTGGTGGTAAACTTTATTCATATGACCTTTGGGAGAACTACCCATACAAACGTGGTAACAAACAAATCGTTTCTGAAAATTTGGAAAAATATGGATTAACCGAATTTGTAGAATTATGTGATGGTGACTTTAACGATTGGTGTTCCGAAAAACATGAATGTGACTTACTTCACCTTGACATCAATAATGATGGTAATATTATATCGATGGTCAGTTCTAATATCGATTGGTGTGATGTTCTATTTGAAGGTGGTACTTATGAACGTGATACTTGTTGGTGGATGGAAGAGTTTAATCGTAGACCAATTACCGATGTCAAAGAAGCAGTTGGTTATAAAGTATTAGTAGAAGAATTTCCGGGATTGTCAATTATAGAAAGATAATATGCCACGTTTTTTTAGAATGTATGGTGAGTCAATCTTTGACCTTGGTGATGTAGAAAGACTTGGGTTTCCAATAACTGATGGTTATCAAATTCCAGATGAATATATTGAGTCTGGTAATTTTTTGATAATGAGATTATGTAATGGTTTTGGTGATTGGGGTATAATTTCAGCATTACCTCGAAAACTAAAAGAAAAATATCCAAATTGTAAGGTATATGTACCCAGCGTCACTTTGATTAAAAAGATATTTGGGGATTCACATCAATGGAAACATTGGCCGAATCCGGAGTTGAATTGTGAACGTGTTTTTGTAAATAATCCATACGTTGATGGCTTTGTTGATACTATTGATGAGGTTGATGTTTTTCATGACCACTATAGGGTGTATGACCCTAATAATGAAAACGTATCATTGGTAAAACAAATGATGCTATTTTGGGGATTTTCTGATTCGGAGTGTGTTGACTATTTGCCGGAATTGTATTTTGACAAAGATGAAATTGAACATGGTGATTCTTTGATTAAAGAATACTTTGGTGATTCCGAATTCGGTGGGTTTATAGCTACAAGTAGTCAGTTATCAAATGGTAAGTTTTTTGACGACTATAGAAATAAATTAATCATTGATGAGCTAAAAAAACATAATTTAAAGTATGTTTACTATGGTGGGGTTGATATAAAAGATACACCATTTGCAGACTATGTACAAGTTGGTTTAGATTTTGCAAAAGTCACAACACCACTACGAGTTCAACTTTACATACGTTCAAAGGCTAAAACAAATATTGGATATCAGAGTTCCATACATGAATTAATTTGTAGATATTCACCAATCGTTTGTACTGAAATGGATGGTGGTCCTCGTGAAAACTATTTTGATAATATAACTTATTTGAAATGAAAATAAATAACAAATATATCATAGGAACACATACGATGTTCTATGAAATTGAGATTTTACCGGAGTTTATTGACTCTTTAATACAATGCTCAAATGAAGTTGAGAATCCTGAAAACATAACATATGACTTCATATTCAACATTAGCGAATACCTTGAAGGGGTCGATACTACACAAACAACAAAGGATAAATTAGTATCAAGATTTGAGTCGGAAATGGTAAGACTATCCAATACAGGTGTTAATGTTAGATACAATGTGTATTCCGATGATTCTAAATTATATAGTATAGCAGATTATCGTAGGGATTTCAACTACCACAATTGTTCAGACCATGATTATTTGATTTGGGGTGAAACTGATTCGTTGTTTCCAAAACAATTGTTTGACTCATTGGAAAGTATTAAAAACTACGCAAATAGTCAGAACATTCACAGATACACTGTTTGGTTTGCTGAACGTAAAATGTGGGATGCTTCGTGGGCTCCGTTGGAACACATCGACTTTGAAAAGGAAAAATACATCTCGATTAAAGATTTTGCAAACGAAGATGACTACAAAAAGAAAATTGCAGAGTCTCCACATAGTATTCGATATGTGATGAATCTTGATGAAATGAACGAAATAAATGACCGATACGATGACCTTAACGTTCAGATTTTACAATACCCAAAATTCAATGGATGTGGTCTTGTAATGAGTTCTGATTTTGTTAAAGCCGGTGTTAATATCCCTCGTGGTATTTTTGGAGTAGTTGCCGAGGATACTGCTATGATGATATCCGCTCAGCAGGTCATGGGTAAGGCGTATATTCAGTTCGTAGTCAAAAACATATTGTTGGTTCATAATAGAGAACACACTCGTAAACGTATGTATTGTGTTGACAAAGAAACTCATTCGGAAAGTGGGATGGGTGACTCATACCAACATGGAAAAGGAAAGTGGTTTGATAGAATTCTTGATATGTGTAAACAAAACGTAAATTTGTTAGGATATAGACAAGACCGATTCTTTACTATTAAGGATTTTGAAAATGAAAATAGAGCTTGATTATATAGTTCCCGAACCAAGTAGAACAGCACCAAACCTAATAGCGGATTTGGATGTATCCGCTAACTATATTGTAGATTTATATAATCAATCAAACATCAATAGACAATACAACGATTTTCTGAAGGGTAAGTCGGTTGTTATTGTAGGACCTGCTTCTTATTTGGAAGGTAGGGGTTTGGGTGAATTTTTTGATAGCTTTGATGTTGTTGTAAGATTGAATCGTTCATTTCCGGTTACCAACACCAATGATTATGGAACAAGATGTGACATCAGATACCATAACATGAGTCAGAATAATGCTCAGGGCGGCCCGTTGGATATTGATTTGATGCTCTCATTGGGTGTAAAATATGTTAGTTCACCATTTCCAAAACACATGGATTATTTTCACAATGACATAGTTGAATGTGAACGCCAGTTAAGTGGTAGTGGTATTGAATTTCACCATTGGTCTGATTTAGAACAATTTTTGACATTTCATATGTTGTTGAATACTCGACCAAACATTGGAACGTGTGCTATACTTGATTTGTTAAATTATGATATTAAATCATTACACGTTTCTGGAATTACATTTTTTAAAGATGGGTATAATTCACAATATAGTGATAGAGATGATGACCTCGTTCCAGCATATCATGCAAATGGAGTTGCTAATCATGCTCAAAAACCACAAAAACAATTAATAAAACTCATTGGAGAATTTGATTCAAGAATCACATTTGATGATGAAGTGAAAGATTCTTTATGAAAATAGCATTTTTTAGTGAGATGGGGTTTGTTGGTAAGATTCCAAGAACTCATACAAACATGAGAGTTGAGTTTGCTCAAATGTGTGCACTTGGAGCTGACCACTATCCTATGTTAAAAATCCAACAAGTGCAACAAGAATATGATGTTGCTGTACTTTTAGTTGGTAAGTCCACGAATTTCAGAAATCAAATAGCAAATATTGATGTTGTAAATGAAGCACGCAGATTTGCTAAGAAAGTCCTTTGGATGCAGGAAGGTCCTCATTGGGTTTTCCAAGATATGCCATTGGAACACCAGTTCTGGCACTACAATGTTCTTGCATCTGCTGATGGATTATTGACTGAAAATAAAACCGACATACCTTACTTTAAAGGAATTATGGGTGATGATAAGTGGGTTGTGGATATTCCAAGTTTGATGATTACCGACCTTGTTAATGATGTAGAGTATGCTAATAAAGAAGAAAAAATAATTATCGGTGGTAATTTTTGCCGATGGTATGGTGGGTTTGATTCATATATTTGTGCCAGAGATTTGGAGATTCCAATTTGGGCGCCATCTATGGGTAGAAAGATTGAAAACGAAGACCACATTGAGGATATGAACTACTTTCCTTACATGGAGTGGGTCGATTGGATTAAAACTCTATCGTCTTTTAAATACGCAATCCATTTAATGCCGACCACAGGCGCTGGAACATTTCCAATGAATTGTGCATACTTGGGAATCCCGTGTGTTGCATACAATGATTTGGATACTCAAATTAATTTACATCCAGACTTATCAGTAAATCCAGGTGATGTTCAGAGTGCTAGAAAACTTTTGAACAAATTAAAGAATGACCCTATCTTTTATAAAGATATGAGTGATAAAAGTAGATATTTATATAAACAATACCATTCAGAAGAATCGTTTCTATCTGATATTAAAAAGAAGTTACAAACATTATGATTACAAAAAGCGATATTAGTTTTATCCAACCATCAAGAAACAATTTAAAATACTTAAAATGGTCTTACGATGCTATTCGTAAAAATGCCGGAAGTGAACCTCACATTTGTGTAGCGGATGATTTTAGTAATGATGGTACTTGGGAGTGGTGTCAAGAAATGATGTCAACCGACCCAAACTTTCACGCAATCCGTAACGAAGGACCTACTCGATTGGGGCATACTATTTTATATGACCGATTAATCAATGAGGTTGCACCTACAAAGATTGTTGGTATTTATCACGCTGATATGTGGTTGTGTCCTGGTGCTCTTGAGTCGGTGTTAGAACACATCAAACCTATGACTGTGGTATCATTAACTCGTATTGAACCTGACTTACACCCACCGGGACCGGAGAAGGTATTGATTAACAATGCCCCAACCGAGCCGGAGAATTTTGATGAAGATTGGTTCATGGAATTCTTTAACAATTACTTACCAACGGTTAAGAACAAAATAACTGATGGTATATTTGCTCCTTGGTTTTTATTCAAAGAAGATTTTCAATCTATCGGCGGCCATGACCCATTGTATGCTCCGCAATCAAAAGAGGATTCAGATATCTTTAATCGATTTTTACTAAATGGATATCAGTTTGTTCAAACTTGGGAAGGGTGTGTGTTTCATTTGACTTGTAGGGGTTCACGATTTAATCCAACATTGACTACTCCAGGTACCAACTCCAATGAGTGGGAAGCTCAGAATATTCGTTCAAGTCGTAACTTTATTCGTAAGTGGGGGCATTTTGTAAAACACGATGTTCAATTAAAACCAATCATTCCTCACAAATATGATATCGAATTTGAAGTAGCAAATTGTAATCTCAAGATGATTGAAGCATTAGAACCTTGGTGTGATAGAATGACACTTGATTGTTCTCAAGAAGTTATTAATAGTTACATTCAAAGTGAACAACCAAACACTAAATTTGATTTATCAAAGAAGTTCAATACGAATGATAAATCAGACATTATAGTACAATTTGACGCACAACGAATGACAAATCAGTCATTTCAGTTTATCCAAAATATGTCAGAAATATTTGATTTCAATCAATTTGAGATTGGTCAGTACGAATTCGACATATTTAATATTAAGGTAAATCGTATAAAACACTACGAAGACGCCCTTATAAAATTATGAGATACTTTATATTACTACCAGATGATACCGAGAAAGATGTTGATTATTCAACCAACATATTAGGAGAGGTATCGTTTAAGAATTTCTGGGCTGACCATGGTTTTGAAATACTTATCCGATTGGTAGAAAAGTATCCTGATACGCTGGAAACAGTGATTATCAAAGATGAAAAAAACAAATCTTATTCCGTAGAAGAATTCTTGGACGTTATTAAAAAGCTGAAAGTAATCCGACATGGCTAAACTTAATGTTAATCAATTCGATTTTAGTGAAATTCAACACGCTGGTTATGAAAAATTTAAACCCAAAAAGAAAAATAAAGTTAAAGAAGACATTCTCGAATCATCGGGGAAGTCTGATAGAGGGGGAAAAAGTGACTCTCATATCAGTAAACGAACTAAAGCAAGAAGGTAAGGTAGAAGACCCATTCGGAGTAGAGTGGGTCTTACCTTTGGACTTTTTGGATACATCCTTATAGTTATTTATATAGATAGTAGATGGAAGTGGTGACATATTGTGACCACATATATTTTAGAGGAGTACGATGGATACAACTTCAGTACAACCAACCGCCCCTGATTTTGGGGTATTCAATCAGTTAGGTGATTATGGTCCGTTAGGATTGGCAGCACTTGCTCTTGGATATGTGGCTTGGATGTTTTTAAAGCGCCAGTGGGCTGAAAAAGACAGATTAAAAGAAGAATTAAATAACACAAAAAAAAATAAGAAGTAATGTCATTTGGTCCCTTTGAAGTATTAACTCAATATGGTGTATTGGGTTTTGCTGTTTTAGGATTGGGTTACTTGTGTTGGGTATTTCTAAACAAACTCATGCAAAGTGAAGAAGACTATCGAAAACGATTAGAGCAATTAGAAGGTGAGTATCGTGACGAGTTAGAATCTAAACTGACAGAGAGTACCGAAAGTTCTAAAAGCTTAAAAGAAATTGTTCTTATGTTTTTGAGTGGTAAAAAATGAAAAAAAAGATACTCATAGTAATAATTTCATTTGTAGCATTGGTTTGTTTACAAATATTTTCAAGTGGGCATGGTCACGTTGTCGTGGTGGAAGAAAATGTACAACTGACAGATGAAAATAAACAATTAACAACTGCCAATAAATCATTGCGTAGTACTGTTTCTAAATTAGAAACTAAAAACGAAGAACTTGTTGAAGAGAAACAAAATCTCGAAACGATGGTTTCCGAGGTGATTGGTGATTTAGATAGTACAAGAGCTGTTGTTAAAAATATCAAGAAAGAGTTGAAAGATGAGAGGACTGTTAATAGCATTAATAATGGTCGGGAATTTGAGTTTCAGCCAATCAAGTTACCCGATTCAGAAGGTAATTGATGGCGATACTTTTGTTATTCTGACAAAGGGGCAAGCTGATACAATTAATAGTATTTTTGAAAGTCAGAAAGCCAAAATTGCAAAATACAAAGAGGAAACTAAAATCAAAGATTCTATAATCTCAATACGAGATACGTTATTGGTGTATTATACAAATAGAATCATAGAATATCATACAATCATAGATAAAGAGATTGAACGTGTTGATAGACTTGATACTTTATCAGATTGGTTATACAAACGTGCGGTAGAAGGCGCTTGGTTATATTATTCGTATAAGAACCAATCTGTTGTTGCTGTGGATTTATCAAAATATGTAGTTCGTAAAGACGACTATACCGGTGACTTACTGTTTTATAGAATGACCGAGGATTGTAATCCAAATGATAAACATGATAAAGAACCACCTTTGTATTGGCAAAATGATATAGCATTACCATCTCGACCTAAATTGAATATATTGAAATTAAAAGAAACCGAAAGGTAAGAATTCAACATATTTATTATAAATTATTTATAAAATGGGAGTTGTCGATGAGTTTAAAATCGTTACAAACTAAAATTGGTGTAGCAGCAGATGGTGCTTTTGGACCTGGAACTTTAAAAGCTGCTATGGCTTATTACAAATTTACACCAGAAAGAGCCGCTCACTTCTTTGCTCAAACATCACACGAAACTGGTGGATTCAAAGCATTTTCTGAAAACCTAAATTATTCAGCACAAGGATTGCAAGGAATCTTTGGAAAGTATTTTCCTGGAAACTTGGAAGAATCTTATGCTCGTCAACCTGAAAAAATTGCCAATAGAGTTTATGCTGATAGGATGGGTAATGGAAATGAAGCATCTGGTGATGGTTGGAAATATAGAGGTCGGGGTGCTCTACAATTAACAGGTAAGGCTAACTATGAAGCATTTTCAAAACACTTGGCTAAGCCCGAAATAATTACAAATCCGGATTTAGTAGCAAATGAACTTGCTTTTGAATCAGCAATGTTTTTCTTTGATAGAAATAAATTGTGGGATATTTGTGATAAAGGTGTCAACAAAGATACCATTCTTGCATTAACAAAAAGAATCAATGGTGGAACTCATGGGTTAGCCGACCGTGAGGAAAAAACACTTAAATATTATGGTTGGTTAAAATAAGGAGATTACTAACATGGCAAAGTACACAAAAGAACAAGTTGAAAAAGCTGTAAAAGCTAAAGGTTATGTATGGTTTGAAGACGCTGCTAACAAAGGTTTTGATTTAAATATCGTTGGTATCAGAAACTCTGCTACCGGAACTAAAGTTACCAATGTATTTGATGATGCTATTTCAGTATCATACAAAGAAAATGGTGTTTGGATTTACAAGGAGTGGGTAAACACTACTGATCCTGGAACTAAAGGTGTTAAAGAATATCACAACGCTGCAGGAGTTGCTCGTTTGGTTCCCGGTCAATATCGTGGGTCTCATACGTTAGGTCTTCACCAAGGTAAGTACGAAGCTTTGAAACAACAAAAGCCGGTAAAAGTATATCGTGATGCTAATCGTGATATGAACTATGATGAAACTAAAATCCAAGAAGGTGTATTTGGTATTAACATTCACAAGGCTGGTGCTGATTCTACTTATGTAGAGAACTGGTCTGAAGGATGTCAAGTATTCAAAAAAGCAGCTGACTTTGAAGAGTTCATGGCTATCTGTAGAAAAGCTGGTGCTATTCATGGTAAGTCATTTACTTATACATTGATTGAATCAAAAGATATCGTTTAATATTTGATAAGATACCTATAAACAAACCCTCCGAAAATCACGGAGGGTTTCTTTTTATATGGGTATATTTATATTGGAATTAGTTTTGAATTTGTTATGAGCCGTTAATAAAGGAGAAACAACTATGGCATTTTGGGACATTTTCAAAGACAAAAATGATTTTAACGAGAAAACTATCGTAGGTTTTCTATCATTCACAGTAATGGCTATTTTCGCCGGAGCTGACATCGTAACTGGTATTATGGGTAATCAACTCATCATTAGCGACACGATTTTTAATTCGTTCGTAATGATTACCTTGGGTGCTTTTGGTATCGCTGAAGCTGGTAAGATTTTCGGTGGTAAAAAGAACAACGAAGAATCAGAGGGATAATTTCATGAAAAAATTACTCGTATTGTTAACTACAATATGGGTGAGTGTGTCAGCGTTTGGGCAGAATGGTAAGAACGAAGTTCTCCCTGCCCCCGCTTCGAGCTCTCCATATTTCTTGATTGATACAACGTTTGTTCAAGGTTCAAAACTTGAAGATACAACTGTTGTTTATGTTCACTTTAACAATCCAACATCAAATAAAATCACCGGTATTCAGGTTAGATTCTTTTATGATAATGTTAACTTCAAAACTCCGATTGTAAAGTGGGGTCCGGTTGCTACAGCAGTATCGTCAAAGTATGGTGCTTACTATTCATCTTCAGATTGGGTGAACGTGAACTTAATTTATACCGGAAACTCATCTACATTCGGATGGTCTAATGGTGCTATATTCATGGTAAAGTTACCACATAAATCAACCTTTGACCCTGCTACTGTAGATTCTTTGATGGTGACCGGTACTACTACATACAATAACCTTGCTACCACAAGTGCCGGTATTGACGTTAGTTTAGGTATGTTTTCATATGGTGGTGCTTTCTTACAACCTACTTTGAAATTCCCATTCATTGTTAAAAACGTTCAGAACGGAGCTACAAAAGGAATTACCGCTAAATACCACTACAAAAAGAAGGCAGCTTCAACTTGGTCTGCTGGAACTTCATTTAGGACCGATTCTACCGGTAAAGCTATTATTGAAATCCCATACGACACATCATACTACAATGTTAAGTTGACTATTGCTACTGATTCATTAAAAGATGGTAGTGCTATTTCTATTGTAGACGCATATAGATTGGCTGATATTGCAGTACAATCCGATACCGCAACTTCATACGAATATCAAGAAGGTGATATCAACCGCAGTGGTACGTTAACAACATCTGACGCATTCTTGGTATTTAATCGTTTAGCAAAAATGGATACTACTTGGAATGCTCTTGTATCGGGTGAACACAACGTTAAATTATTAAGAAAAACTGAATATGATTCTATTGTTGCTACTCCATCTACATTCTTAACATCAAAAGTTGGTGTATACACAATCGACAAATCTATCAATGGTTTGGATTCATTAAAATATCATTCTTACGTTTTGGGTGATGTAACTTCTACTGGTTATAATACCACATCATTCTTGGTAGCTAAAATTGCTCAAGGTGGAAGTGGTACACAATATGTTCTTGACCAACAAAGAATGATTCAACACATCGATGATTCAGTTCAGTTTGTGATTCCTAAACTAAACGTATCAGGTGATAACACCGCTACCATTCCTGTAACCTTGGTTACTCATGGTAACTCTATTGGTGCTGCACAAATTGGTCTTGAGTTTGATACAAATATCTTTGAATTCGAATCATTGGATATGGGTGAGACTATGAGTCGTTGGACATCATTCCTTGCTAATCAAGATGGTAAGATTTTGTGGGGTGGTCATGAATCTCAAATGGACCCTGCTCTTGTAACTGGCACAACTAACGTATTTACTTTCAAGTTTAGAATCAAATCTACAAACTGGGAAGAAAGTCCTATTAGAGTATTCTCAAAGGCTGCTGGTGATGAGACTGCAAGTGATTTAAATATTATTAGAACTCCTGTAGATGCTACTGTTGTCTATAGAAGAGGTAAGAGTGAATTGTTGGACGAGTTAGTAGATGGATTTAGAACATTCCCTAACCCAGCCACCGATTATATCTTGGTTGATTACTACATGGCTGAACAACACAAATTGTCAAGTGGATTATTCACACTTGATGGTCAGTTGTTACAACATAACGAGGTTATCAATCAGGGTGGTGTTACAAGCACCAAATATGATTTGACAAAATTACCTACCGGTGTGTATGTGTTAATGATGTCAACTGATACAAAAACCAAATTTTACAAAATCGTTAAATATTAAAAAAGGATTCGAAATGAGTGAAGAAGTAAAAGAAGGAATGTCTAGCATCACCAAAACAGTGATTGGTGCTGTTACTACAATTGTAACTGTAGTTTCCGGTTATGTTGTTACAAATGTTGAGAAAATATTTGGTACTGATGAAAAAGAAGAGAAAACCGAACAAGTATCACAACAGGGTGGTGCTCAAGGTCAATCTGCTACTCCAGCGCCAGTTGTAATCAACATGACAAACAATAATACACAACAACAAACAAATTCCAATGGTGGTGGTAGAACTATCATTAAGGAAACTGTTCGTGAAGTTCCCGCTAACCAACCTGCAGCTGCTACTCCAGCACCAGAACCTAAAAAGGAAACTGTTGCTGAAAGAATGGCAAGATTGAAAGCCGAAAAAGCTGCGGCCGGAGAAGGAAAATAACCTATGGAAAATCGTAAAGATAATTTCATATCAACATTGTTTAGTGTTGTTGGTATTATAGTAATGATTGTCGGATTCGCTCTAATTTCGTCTGCTATAACTGGATGTAAATCTACAATATCTACTCAACAATATCAAGCTGAATTTGAAAAGGCTGCTCCTTTGGAAACATTACCACCATACACTGGTGAAAAACAAGTGGTTCAACTTGCTACTTTGAATGTAAATAAAGAATTGTGGGAATCTTTTCCTGAACTTCGTGAGAAGAGACTTGGAATGGGTGTTTCGAATAGAATTATTGAAAACTTCGAAACCACAAATAGATTTATTTACGCTGAAGAAAAAGAAGCTATTGTAAATCAAATGTTGGATGCTTGGGAGAAAGATGCACAAGGTCTTGGTGATGGTAAAACTAAAATCAAGATGGAAGGTATCGCTCTACCAAAATTCATAGTGTATGCTGAAATATATGACTTTTCAGTTTCTTATGCTGAAAAATATGACAAGGGTAAATTACAAAAGACAAACACAACAATTATCGGTATTCAAATCAGAATGGTGAATGTTGACAATTCACAATACATCGTAGCCTCTGGTCAGGGTACATCCACTCAAATTGGTGAAGGTTACTTCAAAAACCCAAGTATGTCTTTTGACCAATCTACAGTCGGAATTGCTACTCAAAGAGCTTTAGAGGTTGCTACAATGAACCTTATGAAGCGAATGAGTACAAATGGCTGGTAAACAATTCATATTACTAACTTTATTTTTAAGTGGACTGTCCCTATATGGGCAGTCCACTTATCGTTATATAGACCCGTGTACGGGTCAACAAAAGACGATAAATTTACCACCAAATGGTACTGGCACACTTATGAACTATGCGGGTCAAACTCGTATATTTAGTTGGGCTGAACTACAAACCGGTGCTTATGAAGCATGGGTAGCATCTATTAATGCTCAATTCCCACCGGGAGTTGACCCATGTGCCGGTCAAGGTGAAACAGTAACAAATAACTTTAATACACAACTTGGTTCACAATCAGCAAACAATGTGGCTTCTATAACCGGCATTGTGAGTATGGCAGCGTCCATGGGTAGTTCAATGTCAGGTGCAGCTTCTACCGCAGGTGGTGTTGGTAGTTCAATGTCAGGTGGTTCTTCAAGTGGGGGCTCTAACTCCAACGATAATGGTGAGGGTGGTGAATCTGGCGAAGGTGGGTCTAACAATTCCAATAATAATAGTGGGTCTAAACCACCAAGTGGTGGTAGTAGTGGTAGTGGTGGTAGTGGTGGTTCGGGAGGCTCGGGTGGCAGCGGAGGCTCCGGTGGTGGTTCTACTGGTGGCTCTGGTGGAAGTGGTGGTGGTTCTACCGGCAGTTCTGAAGGTCAACCACAAGGACAACCTCAAGGTGAAAACACATCGGAGACTACTACAAGTGAGGGTGGTGGCACGAGTCAAACAAATGCGTCTGCTACGGGAGGTGAATCTGAATCCGATAATGGTGGGGGTGGTTCTTCCGGTGGTAACAAATCTAAATCAAAACAAGAAAAGGTTGGACGTGGTGCATTAATTGGTGCTGGTGATATTGTTATTATTAGAAATTCGGAAGACATAAAAGAAACCGGTTCTGATAACTTTAAGATAAACGTATCAATGACTCATTTGAATACTAAACAAACTTTTATTAAGGGTATAAACGTAAACTATCAGACTGGTGAAAATGTTACAAACGTAACACTATATGGTTCTTTAAAAAAGAATGGGTACATGGGTATATTCTCAAACTCATTTATGACAAACTTTAAAACCGATTGGTTCAATACATCATCACTATTGAATGCTCAAAAGACCGGACCTGTAACTTGGATGTTGGGGGGTAATTTCACCTATGGTTATCTTGGTAAGGGTCAATTTAAAAACTTTTCGTTAGTTGGTGGTGGATTTACTAATTTTAAAGGTGGAAAATCTATCGGAGCTAACGTATTATTGTTGTCAGTATATTCCCCAT